CGACGAAGACCAGGGCATCGACGTTGCGACCCTCGTCGAATGGTTCGAAGAGGCAGAGGACGCCAGCACGGCTGCGCGTAAACTCGCTGAGCAGTCTCGAGACTACTACGACGGCAAACAGCTCACAGCGTCCGAGAAGAAGAAGCTCAAGGCTCGCGGCCAGCCTGATTTGGTCGTGAATAGGATCCAGCCGAAAATCAACTATCTGCTCGGCTTCGAGGCCACCAACCGCACCGACCCGAAAGCCGTACCTCGCACGCCTGACGATGAAGAAGCATCATCAGCCGCAACAGACGGCCTCCGCTACGTCAAGGACGCGACCGAGCTAGAGCTTGCGTTCTCGGGTGACTGGGAGAACATGCTAATCGAGGGCTACGGTGGGCACGAGCTAACCGTAGTGGAGGGACAGAACGGTCAGAAGGACTTCGAGGTCGTCAAATGGGACTGGGACCGGCTGTTCTACGACCCGCATAGCCGCAAGCATGACTTTTCAGATGCTCGCTACCTCGGCGGCGTTACCTGGATGGACATGGAGGAGGCCAAGGCCAAATGGCCGGACAAGATCGACGCGCTCGAGGCGACATGGGCTGAGCGCTCAAGCTCCGGCACCTACGACGACAAGCCGTTGCATCAGCAGTGGACGCAGAAGGGCAACCGCAAGCGCATCCGCATCGTGCAGATGTACCACTTGGAGGGTGGATCCTGGAATTTTTGTATCTTCACCAAGGGCGGCAAGCTCAACTACTACCCGGTGCCGTTCGTCGATCAGGACGGTAAATCGTGGTGCCCGTTGTTCCTGCAATCGGCGTTCGTGGACCGGGACAACAACCGTTACGGCCTCGTCAGCCAGATGATCGGGGTGCAGGACGAGATCAACAAGCGCCGGTCTAAGTCTCTGCATCGCATCACCATGCGCCAGGTGCAGGCCGAACGCGGTGCGGTCGAAGATGTCGAGATGGCGAAGTCAGAGATGGCGAAGCCTGACGGATGGATCGAGACCAACCCCGGCTTTGCGTTCAATCTGCTCGACAACACGGCGCAGTTCGCCGGCGAGATCCAGCTTTTGCAGCACGCGCAGAACGAGATCGAACTGATGGGCCCGAACTCGGCGATGCAGGGCAAGGAAGGCAACGCACCGAGCGGCCGCGCCATCATGGCGAACCAGAGCGGCGGCCAGACCGAGATCAGTATCCTGCTCGACCGTCTGACGCACTTGAAGCAGCGCACTTACAAGGGGATCTGGAACCTCATCCGCCAATACAAGGACCAGGCTTGGTGGGTTCGGGTGACCGACGACGAACAGAATATCAAATTCGTGGGCTTCAACCGCCCGGTCACGATGGGCGAGGAGCTGACCACTCGGTTGACGAAGCAAGGCGTTCCGCCGCAAGAGGCGCAAGCCCGCATCGAGCAGATGGTTCAGCAAGACCCGATGGCTGCGCAACAGTTGCAGCAACAGGTTAGGACCGAGAACGTCCCCTCGCAGATGTACATGGATATCACGGTCGAGCAGACGCCGAGCGTGGCCAACGTGATGCAAGAGCAATTCGACAGCTTGGTGAAGCTTGCGCCGGCTGTGACGTTCCCGCCCGAGGTCTACTTGATGGCCTCGACGCTCCGCAACAAGCGCGAGTTGTTGGACAAACTAAAGGGCCAGGGCGCTGACCCGGTCGCGGCTGAGTTCCAAAAGATTCAGGCCGAACAAACCATCAAGAAGACCGAAGCCGAGATCGAAAAGCTCAAGGCCGAAGCGGCCAAGGTCGCCACCGAGGCAGACATGCTCGCGAACCCGCTCGGCCAAGTGCAAATGCCTCAGATTATTGGTGCCAATGGTGCCAATGGTGCCGCCAATGGCGGTCAACAGATGAGTGAAAGTGTGCCTGCCGCCGGGGCTGAACCGGGCGCTGAACTGCAAACCGCGCCGCCGGCGATGTGACGGGCGATTTAGAGGGCAACATGAGCAACGACACGGGTTTGGAAGCAATTCTGGACGCGGAACCGGCTGCACCAATGGCACCAATGGTGCCGGAGGAACGCCAACAGGAACCGCAACAGGGCGATAAACAACAGGGTGCGGAGCCGCCAGCCGCCACCAAACAGGATGCACCGGAGCCAGGGTTCGTTCCGCGCGATGCCCTTATGGACGAGCGCCGCAAACGCCAGGAGCTTGAACGTCGATTCCAAGAGCTTGAAGCCAAGTTCCAGCAGCCAAAGCAACCGGAGCAGGTGCAACCCGACTGGTTCACCGACCCGCAGCAGGCCGCTGAGTTCATGCGCTATCAGATCGCGGAAGAGAATTTCAAGACCCGCGTTGAGGTCACTGAGTTGGTGTTGTCGGAAAAGTACCCCGACTACACCGAGAAGCGCGACATTTTCGCTGAGGCTGCTCGAGCTGATCCCCAGCTTGCCCGCCGTCTCATCGAAGCGCCAAATCCCGCCAAGTTCGCTTATGACATGGGCCGTAAGATCGCCCTGCAACGCGACATTGGCGACGATCCGTCGACCTATCAGGCACGCTTGGAAGCCGAGTTCAAAAAGAAATACGGCATCCAAGACGACCTGGAAGGCAGCGCTACAACTCAGCCGATCCAACAGCGCCAACAGGCCCCCGTCCCTCGATCACTGGCGAAGACCACAAGCGCACCGGCACGAGCACCCAACGGCCGGTTCTCTGGTGGTCCAACGCCGCTTGAAGACATCATCGGCTAAGGGCGACCAACATGGCAGAGACCTATGTACCGTCTGGACTGACAGTCCAGCAGTGGGACGAAAAATACTTCACGGAATACCTGTCTAAGAACTGGTTCAAGCAGTTCATGGGCACGGGATCGTCCAAGATGATCCAGGTCAAGGAGGACTTGACCAAGAAACCCGGCGATGCAGTCACGTTTACTCTAGTCAACCGTCTGACTGGCACGGCTAAGGGCGCATCTGATGCACTGGAAGGTGCAGAAGAAGATGCGGTTCTTCGCTCGTTCCTGATCCGGGTTCGCGAGTACGCGCACGCCGTCCGCTTCAAGAAGTTCGAGGCTCAGAAAACCGCCATCGACCTCCGTCAAGCGCACAAAGATGTGCTGATGGACTGGAACATGGAACTCGATCGCAACAACATCATCGAAGCGATGATGAGCATCAACGGCACGGCGTTTGCGTCGGCAGACGCGACGGCACGCAATGCGTGGCTGGTTGATAACGCTGACCGCGTTCTGTTTGGTGCAGCGAAGTCGAACGCATCGAGCTTGGTACATGCCACGGCGCTCGCCACCATCGACAACACGTCCGACAAGCTGACGCCAGCTGCTATTTCGCTGATGAAGCGTATCGCGCTGACGGCCAACCCGAAGATCCGCCCGTTCAAGGCGAGGTCCTCGATTGGTGACACCGACGCGTACGTGCTTTTCGCTCACCCGTTGCACGTTCGCGATCTTGGCCTCGATACAACGTTCGTGCAGGCCAACCGCGAAGCCCGCAATCGTGGCATCGATAACCCGCTGTTCAACGGCGCCGACTACATGTGGGACAACATCGCGATCTATACGATCGAGGATATCCCCACAGCATCTTCGACCGTCACAGTGGCTCCGGCGTTCCTCTGCGGCGCTCAGGCCCTCGGCATCGCATGGGCACAGCGTCCTCAGACAGTAGAAGAGGAGTTCGACTACAAGCGCGCAGTCGGGTTGGCCGTGAAGCAATGGTACAAGGTCGAAAAGCTCCGGTTCGGCAGCGGTTCCTCCGACACCTCCGATTACAAGGATAATGGCCTTGTGACTGGGTGGTTTGCAGCCGTCGCTGACGCATAAGGAGCGCTCACATGACTGCTGAAACACTGACCAACACCTACATGACCACGGGCGCTGCTCATGGTCTCGCCAAGAACACCAAGATTTGGCACCGCAAGTATGAGATAGCGGCCAACGTCGAGGACGGCGACATCTTCGAGCTTGGCTACATCCCCAAAAACTCGATGGTGTGCGCTTGCGTCTTGGTCGCAGACGACATCGACACCGGCACTGAGGCGCTTGACCTCGATGTGGGTTGGGCGGCGAACGGGGGCGCAAGCGCTACCTACATCGACCCCGATACCGGCGTGACCTACACGAACAGCGCCGCGACGGCTTCGGCCACGGGCTTTATCAATGGCGGCGTTCTCACGGGCGACGGCATTGCTGAGCTTCACGTCGGCAATCAGCGGATTCAGTTTTTTGCTGATCCGCTGTTCTTCTCCGAAGAGACCAAGGTGCAGATCGAAGCCAACGTGGCGGCGAACGCTTTCGCAGCCGGAACGGCTGCGGTCTACCTGATCTACTACGTTCTCTAACAACAAAACGGGGAGGGCTTCGGCCCTCCCCTATCGAGTCTGAAGGAGGGCCGTGCTATCGCGACTTTCAACAAATTCAACGCATTCGTCGAGGACTTGGCCGAGAAGGTGCATAACCTCGGCTCCGACACGTTGCGCATTCTACTGACCAATTCAGCGCCGGTCGCGGCCAATTCTGTCAAGGGCGATCTCACCGAGATCAGCGCTGGCAACGGCTACACCGCAGGCGGCACGGCTGCGACCACATCAAGCAGCGCTCAGACGAGCGGCACCTATAAGCTGGTGTTGGCTGACGTGGTGTTCACGGCCTCGGGCGGCACCATCGGCCCATTTCGTTACGCCGTGCTCTACAACGACACGAGCGCTTCAGACAGCCTGATTGGCTGGTGGGATTACGGTTCCAGCATCACGCTCGCGACCACGGAAACATTCACCGTCGACTTCGACGCCAGCGCTGGCGTGATGACGCTCGCATAAGGGACCGGACCAATGGACGTGATTGGGATGCAGAAGCGGTTTCACGCCCTTAATGCAGAGCGTGAGGCCATCATGGCGAAGACGGCGGCGCAGCGCGCAAAGCGCGAAGGGCTGCGGGAGCAGGTCCAGGCCCTAGAGGCGCAGATCAAGCCGTTGAATGCCGAGATCAAAGCAATTGAGGCGCCGCTTTACGGCATCGACATGGAACGCGCGTCGCTGGCGCGGGCTCTTGGCGGCAAGACCGGCACACCGGGGGCCTGATAAATGGCGAAACTCTATAATCTGGCCCGAGTGTCCACAGCGACAACCGGGACAGGCACCATCACGCTTGGATCGGCGGTCGCGGGTTTCCTCTCGTTCGCTGGAGCTGGCGTTAGCGATGGCGAGACCGTCACTTATGCCATCAAGGACGGGTCGAACTCTGAGATCGGGCGCGGTGTCTATACGTCGAGCGGAACGACGCTCACGCGGTCGGTCATCAAAAGCACGAACAGCAACACGGCCATCAGCCTCTCCGGTTCTGCCGTTGTGTTCATCACCGCTGCGGCTGAAGATTTCAACAAACTCAACAACACGCTGGGCGCTTACACGGTCGCACTCGCGGCTGGAACGAACGTCACGGCAGATCGAACGCTCACGATCACGACGGGCGACGCAAACCGCACACTCGACATATCGGCTGGAAGCGTCACCGTATCGGCCTATGGGGCGACGCTACTCGATGACGCTTCGGCTGTTGCGGCACAGGCAACGCTTGGTCTGAGAGAGGTTCTGACGTCCGCGCGAACGTACTATGTCAGAACGGACGGAAGCGATAGCAACGACGGCTTGGCAAACACGTCTGGTGGTGCATTTCTGACAATCCAAAAAGCAATTAACGTCGCAGCGGCTTTAGACAGCTCGATCTATGACGTTACCATCAGCGTTGCAGACGGAACCTATTCGACATCAACCGGCTTAGTTCTTAAAACAATGGCTGGTTCAGGATCAATCTACATCACTGGAAACACCACAACGCCTGCTAACTGCATCATCACGACCAATGGGGCTATGACAACCCTTAACGGCGTCATTCTGGGCAGCAGCATCAAAACAACATATTACATAAACGGTTTCAAACTAACTAGCACGGGTAGCGGTACCATATTCGGATTGCTTGCTAGTGGTCCAGGCACCTTCATTAGATTTCAGAACATTGACTTTGGCACGGGGATGCTCCAGCAATTGCGCGTTGAAGATTGCGCAGTGATGTGGGCAGATGGAAATTATTCCATTACAGGCGGCGCAAACCAGCACTCGGTTACAGTCGGCAATAGCGTTCTTCGCGTTCAATCGCGCACGGTTACGCTAACCGGCACGCCAAATTTCGCGTTGATGTTTACGCAAGCAACGACAGGCTCAACGCAATTTCTAAACGGCAACACGTATTCAGGTTCTGCAACTGGCGTGTATTATGAAGCTGTGGAGAACGGGTTTATCAAAACAAACGGCGCGGGCGGGACATATCTTCCAGGCAACTCGGCCGGCTCGCCATCACCGGGCACAACACCATACGGCGGGGTATATTATTGATGCTCGATGATTTCACCCCCTTTAATTGGTTCTGGATCGTTGGTGGCGACACGTCGCGGGCGTGGTCAAGTGCGGCGGGCGCCTATGTTCAGCAATGGCCCGCCGATCGTGTGACACGTATCGCCAACGTCGAAGAGCTTAACGACGTATTGCGACCGCAAGGTCTAGCGCTCCCGGCCCCTACACAGCAGGACTACGCGGCTGCGGTGCAGAAGCATATTGATGCCATGGCGGTATCGCGCGGCTATGCAGACGGCGTGGCTCTCGCGGGCTACGTGGCAAGCAACGTCGCGACTTGGGCATACGAGGCGCATGCCTTCATAGCGTGGCGTGATGCCGTATGGGATTATGTCTACGCACAGCTTGCAGCGGTGCAGGTAGGGCAGCGCCAACAACCAACCTTTCAGGGCCTCATCGGTGAACTGCCATCCGTCGACTGGAACATGCGCCCAGACGACACGCTTGCGCGTGCGCTAGATCGCATTGCAGAACTTGAGGCGGCGCTAGGTGATTTTGCGCAACGGCTTGAGCCGCAGCCCTAATGCTTGGGCACTCTGGCCTTGGCTCAAATGCTCTTGGTGAACTGCCTGATTCAGCGGCGGCATTTGCACTAGCGGCGGGAGCTGGGAGCCTTACGCTAACTGGTGTCGATGCTGGTCTTGCAGCGCAGCGTCTTGTTGCGGCAGCGGTTGGCGCCTTCACGTTTACAGGTGTTGCCGCGTCTGTGGTTGCCGTTCGAACCGCAACGGCTGGTACTGGTACGTTCACTGTTTCCGGCAATGCTGCGGCGATTACTGCAACGCGGACGCTGACCGCGAGCGCGGCATATCAGCAAGAGGACGGGGCGTTCGGATTCGGTGCGCTTGGCGAATTTGCATTCGGTCAAGCCGGCACTGAAACGCAAATTTCCTTTGAGTTGCGGTTTAATCCGGCAGATGTGGCTTATGCACGTGTGCCGCTTGCTGCGGGAACGGGCGTCTTTGCGATCTCTGACGGTGGAACCGAGATCTACAGGCTCCTTGGAATCAATGCCAAGACCCCAGCGGCGGTCGTTGTTACGTTCAATGCGGCGGGTCTTGTTCATGTCAAGTCTCTTGCCGCAAGCACAGGTACGTTCTCGACCGGAGCGGCTGTTGTCGACTTTGCCAGAGCGCGGCGCGGGCTTCGCGTCAACTCAGGCGGTGGGTCGCGTGGACTTCTTGCGAGTGCGGGCGGTGGCGGTAGGGGGCTGAGAATCCGCGCATGATGAGACCTGGGCGAATTTTCGTGAACACAGAGGTGAGGCTCGAGGCCCGCTTTTTTGACGACAGCGACGCGGATACCGATCCGACGACCGTTAAGCTGTACCTTTACGACCCGAATGGCACGCAGACCATCTATACCTATCAGACGGACGATGAACTCGGGCGGTATAACACGGGCGATTTTTACTGTGACGTGACGCCGGATCAATCCGGCCGCTGGTTCTGGCGTTGGGAAGCGACGGGGGCAGGCACGACGGTTGCGCAAGAGGGTAACTTCATGGTCGATTACTCGCCGCACTTTGAGAGCGGCCGGAGCCGGTACTGATGGCACTCACATCGACAACCGCAGACCTTGCAGAAGCCGTGCTGCGTGAGCTTGGCGTGATCGACGCGACCGAAAGCCCAGAGGCCAACGACGAGACCTATGTCGTCGACGCATATAACTACAAATACGACGAACTAGTCGACCGTGAGCTTGCCTACTGGACCAAAACCGCGATCCCCAACCAGATATTCCTATCCGTGCGGGATCTCATCATCAATGAAGTGCGCGGGGCCTTTGGTGAGCCAATGACGGCTGAGCAAAAGGAAATGCAAGAGATCATCATCCTTCGCCAGTTCAGACGCCATACGCAACGCCGTGCATCCGGCCACGTCACAGCGGCGGATTACTTCTGATGGTTGATTGGACGCCTATCGCACTCGGCAGTCAATCCAATCCAGGGCGAGACGAACAGGCCGGAGACGCGCGCCTCATCAACTGCTACGTCGAGCAGGCCGGTGAAGACGGCGTGACGCAACTGCCGATTTATGCCTGCGATGGGTTCGAGAGTTTTGCGACCTTGGCGACCTCTGGCACATCTGCCCCAAGGGCAATGCTCGCACTCAGCGACAGTGCGCTCTATGTCGTGTCAGGCACCAAACTAGTGAAGCTCAACGCGAGCGCGACGGAAACGGCGATCACTGGCACGCTTTCAGGCTCCGGCATCGTGACGATGGCGCGCAACCGTAAGGAGCCCAACGCTCAAATCGGCATCTCGGTCGGCGGTGAACTCTGGTTCTGCGATAACGACGTGCTGACGCAGTTCAACCTCGTCACACTCGACACGGCTGGGACGCTGGTGTCCATATCAGCCGTCGATGGTTACTTCTGCCTGCTGTTCGACAACGGCGAGTTTTTCATATCCGCCATAGATAACTCGACCATCGACAGCCTCGACTTCGCCAAGGCTGAGAGTTCGCCGGATGCTGGCGTCACGTCTCGTGTGCGTGGACGTGAACTGGTGCTGTTTGGCACCTCTTCAACCGAGTGGTGGCAAAACACGGGTGCTGCTGACTTCCCATTCCAGCGGGTCAGCACATCTGGGTTCGGGTGCTATGCGGCGGGTTCGGTGTGCAACGTGCTGCACGTTGGCGATTCAAGCGTGATCGACACGATTGCGTTCTGCTCGACCAACGACCAGGGAGCCTATGCCGGCGTGTCGCTGCTGGACGGCTACGGCGCGCGGAAAATCTCAACCTCAGGCGTTGATCGGATGATCGAGGCCGAGACCGACAAGACTGCCATCCGCTCGTTCACCTACAGCATGAACGGCCACACGTTTTACGTCATCAGCACCAGCACTGCGACACAGAGCTACGACCTAGCAACCGGGCGGTGGCATGAGCGCAAATCGTCGGCGTTGGACTTCTGGCGGGTTCGCACGGCGGTTTCGTTCGGGACCAAGGTGCTGGTCGGGGACTACAGTTCAGCCAAGATCTACCGGATGAGCCCGTCGGTATACTCGTCAACCGCTTCGACGCTGACGCTCAAGCATTCCAACTCCAACGGCGATACCTGGAATGCCACGCGGACCGCGAGCATCGGCGGCAGTGGGGCTAGAGGAACAGCGGTGAAGTTCAACAGACTCGGGCAGTCGAAAGAGGACGGCAAAGTCTTTCAGGTCTCGATCAGCAACGCCATCAGCGAGGATGGGACCGGGGTAGACATGACCGTGCAGCCGCCAACCGTCACCGCATGGCCCAAGCGGGTGCGGTTCTACGCGGCGAGGGTCAATGTGATCTCGGGTGCCTCGCAGAACGCAACGCCAAAGGGGATCTTGGGTCTAGCCGTCAAGCAAGCGGTGCTGAATGGCTGATACCACCAACCCGCTGCCAGACGTTCGCGAGCCGTTTGTAGACCGCTTCAGAAAGATCAATCCGCGCTGGCTGCAATGGCTCCGGCCGCTGCTCGAAACCGTCAAGACGACATCGACAGAGATCACGACGGTCTCGACCACGGTCAACGACCTGACCACGACAGTGACCCAGACGCAGGCATCGGTTGACGGCCTCTCTGGTCAGTGGGGCGTTGCGATCGATGTCAACGGCAAGGTCATCGGTCTCGTCAGGCTAGACGGCGGCGCGACGGGTTCGACGTTCACGGTTCTAGCCGACAAGTTCATCATCCGGCATCCGACGACGACCACAGACATTCAAGCGTTTGTTGTCGGTCTCGTTAACGGCGTATCGACAGTCGGCATCAATGGTGAACTGGTGGTCGATGGCACCATCACGGCACAGGCGCTCAATATAAACACATTGTCTGAAGCAACGCCAAACGCGGGCGTTATTGTAAACGGAACACTTCGAGACGCCAGCAACACTTATGAGTTTGTCATTGAAGATGGATACTTTGGCCGCACCGATGGATCAAGCTATATAGACATGAAAAACAACATCTTGCAGTTCACAACCTGATGGCAATTCGCACACGCGCCGAAGGCGGAAAATTCGCGATCTATACGGTCCCATCAACAACATCGACGGACAACGACCCGCTTACCAACCCTGACGGCAACGCATCGAGACTGCGGTTCCACAGTGACCGGAATTATGTCCGCGTTGTCAACCAGCAAAACAGCGGCACCTTGGTGTTGCCACCGCGGTCACCCAATACTCAAGTATTAGTCGATCATCAGCTCTTCGCCCACGGTCAAGCGTCTGCTCCCATGGTTATGGGGCGCATTACCAACTTGCCGGGTTACGACGGCACCACGCACAACGTGCCGATTGGATCGATGGTGCCTGTATTGATCCATACCGGCAGCAACCGGTATGCCAATCGGCCAAAGTTGCACCGATGGGTGTGTCTCGCAGTCGATGATACATACGTATATTTGCGAGAGTACGGGTTTGTCGCGACACAGAACTATGATTGGATTCGGCTTGGTCCGACTGTCGTCCAGAGCGTATCAGGATGGACGACACAATCAATAGATTGGGTCGTCCACACGACGGACTTCCTCGTCACAGGACCAGCACCGGCCGCCGATCCAACAAAGCCGGATATTGTAATTTCATCCTCCGGCGTCGAATTTGGATTTGGCAAGTTCACGAGTGACAAAAAGATCCCTCGGTTGAACGCATCCGGGACTGATTACGGTGTGGTCAAAGAGCGGCACATCGCGTTCAATCCGGCGCATACAGCTGGGAGTTCAGTGTTCGATTCGTCGCTTGAAATATCAATCGCTGGAATGTGGTGGGCAAACGCCAGCGACTTCACAACCTCAATCCCAAGCGGGCCGACGTTCACGCCAGCAATAAGCTGGTGCGACATATGACCAATCAAGTCATCGCGTCGGCCAACAGGTTGCGCGTTCTGAAGGATGGTGCAACGCGGATCGATACCGATCAGCCAATGCTCCATTGCACGTTTTTGACTGGCAGCATCAGCTTGCCTCAGCGTCAAGCGTTCAAGTACCTTGGCGCGGATTCCATCATAAACCAAACGGACAGCTATTCGCTCGGTACCGTACCAAGCGGGTCTGATGTTATTCTCGGTATGCTGAAATGGAGCACGCCAGGAAACGCAGAGCGATTGGTGAATGACGGCAAGTGGATGAGCTATGCGGGCGAGTTGATCCAGCTCGCTTGGGCGAGTCGGTACGGCACTGTAACGCCGTATGAAGACTATGTGCATATGTCTTCGTTGGCAACGTTCTGGTGTGAGGTTGTGGGCACGACATGTTATCTCAGAGATA